CCAGAACCGATTAACAAGGTCGATATAGGTCATGCTCATCACCTAATTCCGGTATTCAGTTTTTATCCGCATAAGTGCCACCATCTCCGTATAATAGATAGCGCCCCTCATAGGCGAGAGGCGCCTTATTGATTATTATTCCGTTGCTTGCTCGTACTTCGCGGGCTCCGGCTGGCTGATATCAACCCAGTCGGTCTCGTCGGCCGCTTCGAACACGTCCTCGTATTCCTTCTTGGTAACCTCATCCTGAACGATCTGCGTCTGAATCTCGGTCGACAGCGGGAGATACTTCGCGAGCTGCTTGATCACAGTCTTCTTGGCCATCGCGTCGTAGTCGGTAACCCAAGGACCATAATCGGGTGACTTGGACCGTTTGCGGAACTTTTCGACATCCTGAATGCTCATAACGAGGTATGAAAACCCGCCGTCCTTGAGCTTGGCGATCGCATAGTAACAATAAACCTCTCCCCGATTTTCAAGCGCCGGGCGGTGCATCAGCTTCGGTGTGAGGCCGTATTCGTACTCGAACACGTCGTTCCGGCACACCTCGTGGACGTCAAGGGTTTGGAGCTCTCCGGACCGGCGCACAAGGTCGATGTATCCTTTGTATCCAATCTGAAACTGCACTTCGGTACTGCGCGTCTTTGAGTTGTAGTAAGGGATGAGGTAAGCGTGCCCGAGGATACCAGGTTCAAGTCCGAGTTGAGCAGCAAGCATCAACGCGCCCAGTAACGACTGCGAGGAACACTCAAGGAGCTTCGGGTTCTTGCGTATCTCGGTAAGCGCGACGCGCAGGAGATGGTCGCTCTTGATATGCTTCGGAAGCACCTTCGCAATCTCCGGGGCCATCCGCTTGAATAGGTCTTGGATGTTCTGGTACGGATTCATCGGCCTCTTGGCTTGCGGCTGAATGCCAACACCGGCGGCCACCCCAGTTGGTGTTGTAACGGTTGGCGATTGCACGAGCTTCCCCTTGATTTCGTTCACTTTATCCGTCATAACGTCTCCTCCTTCACGGTAAACCTCCGTGATTGTGATTCCTTCGTGTATTGCGTGTAGAGCTCGGGATTGGTCTTCTCAAATAATTTATTGTCGAATCTCCTGGCCGTCACGTTCTTCCAACTCACGTTGAACCGCCCGACGTGGGCTCGTTCGGCGTCTTTCATCGCATCTTTGATTTGGTTCTCGAGATAGTCTTGGGATATCTCGAGGTCTTTGATCCGGCTCTTGACATCGACGAGTTGCTCTAAGGTATCCGAGTAAGTGGGCGGCAGCTCGATACTCGCGCCGGCGTTCGCGTTAGGGTAGAGGCGATTCATAATGTCGCCATGCAATTCCGCTTTGGATTCCGATATCGGCGGCGGGGTTTGGGTTTCTACGCAACGCCAAAACTCCGATTCCTTCGCGATCATCATCTCGATCAGCTCTTCGTCGCGTTCGATCTCTTTCCACTCGAACCGGTTCCCGCCGATGAGCACGGCGAAGTACGCTTTTTCGGCCCCGGTTACCGCAAGGTAGTGCATGACCTGAATAATGTACTCCGAGGGAATCTCGTCACCTTCCCACTCTTTACCGTTCCACGCACTGGTGGTTTTGCACTCAAGGATTGCGTTCTCACCCACCACTCGGCGGTCGATGTTAGCGATCATGAATTGATGTTCCGGATGGATCAGAATGCGGTTCACGCGTTGCACCTTTTTGCCGGTTCGCTTGGTGAACTCATCCGCAACAACCGATTCAAGCACGTTTCCCCAGTACGCGGCCTCGCCCGCTTCAGGTTGCTCGATCTCACCGCTCTTCTCGAGGTACAGTTGCAACGGCGACTTCCACCTCGACACGCCGATCGCCGCTGCCGCGTCCGAGCCGCCTATCCCTTTCATTCGTGCGGCCTTCCATTCCTCATATGTCATCTCAAGTGTTTTGATGCTTGCTTGTACTTTCATACGTCTTCCTCCTCTTCTCCAAAAAACTCTTTCACAATCTCGTCGAACTTCACGCCGAGCGCGTATGCAATGCGGGCCACGGTTTCGTACGATACGCGGCCGCCGCCCTCAGCTTTAGTGATCGTCGCGCCACATATATTTGCCTTTGCCATCAAATCCAGTTGTGACATCCCGAGTTCGCGCCGCCGCTTTTTAACGCCTTTGAGGATAAAACCTAAATCCTCCGGTTCGACACCATCCCGAATGTACTTGTGGACAGGCGTGTGCTTCTCCGGCAACCCTTCCACGGCTCCAATTGCGACGTACCTACCGAATGTGAGCAACAAATGGCCTACATTTATGCGAGTTGGGAACATTGTTCCTCCTTTAGCTGGTGTAACCGGCCCGACACGCCTCTATGATCTCTTCGGTGGAATAAGCTTCCATCTCGAAGTGGGTGAAGTTAGCCGAACAGGTTACGAAGTAAGCGGGCTCGTCCTCCTCCGCGGTAATCGGCCCGACCTCAAACAACGAGCCGGACGTTGAAAGGATGCAAGCCTGGTTATATCGAACATACACGCGGATCGGTTCTCCGCAGATAGGGCATTTGATCAACTTGATAAGATCACCTCCGCGTAAGTGTCCCCGTCAGGGGCGGGCTCTCGGGTTGTTGTGCGTCGTCGCTTGGAGAGAGAACTTCATTCTTGTTCCCGGAATTAGCAGAGATCCGGGGCGCTCCGATCCGGATCAGCAGAGAGAGCCCGACCGTATCACCTCCCGATTCGAGGTTTTTATCTTTTACTTTGTGGTATAATATATTTTGGTCGAGAAACGGAGCGCGCTCGTGGATGAGCGCGTTTTTTTATTCTTCAAAAGCGCTAATAACTTCTGCGCTCGCTGATGTGGGGTATACTGTTCCCATTCCTCGTTTACTCGCAACTGGGATATAGCTCGTGAACGCTCTTCTCTCGTGTATTCGCCGAGTTCTTTTAGCATCTTTTGCCTCCTCGAATAGATAAATTTGTTTTTTGTTCCTCTTTGCCATCTCAACAAGAGCCCGTAACCGGTCTACCTTCGCGAGCGGGTCGTATCGTGAGATCGCGTGGTTGGATTTTTGGTTCTCGGTGATGATAATCGTGCATATTTCCAGTATGTGTGTGATAATCCGGTCTTGTGCTTTATCTATTGCGCGTAAAATGTTTGCGCCTTCGGGATAGTGTTCGTCGAGGTGGATTTTCAACTCATCTTCGACTTTCTCGTACTCGACCCATTTGTTCTTGAGGATTCGGATCACTTCATCGGCGTTCCCGATCGTACCGATGTTTTCACCGAGGGCCTGGAGGTAATGGTCGAGCTTGAGCCTAACGCTCATGTTTGTGTGGTGAGTGTTCATGGTTTCACCTCCATTCTGGTGCCGTTTGTTAGGCCGTGAGGTACAGTTCAACCTCGTCAATGCCATTTTCCCGGCATATTTTTGTTATCCGTTCACCGCGGCGTTGCGCGAGCCGCGCCTGATAATTGTTCTTGATTATCCGGCTCTCCATGTCGCGGATGTAGACCCTCAACAGGTCTTTCACCAGGTCGTTCCATTCCATGTTGCTCCTCCTTCAGTCTTTGCTCCCAGCAGAAGAGCCGGTGAGCGAGTGTTTGGGATAGTTGCTCTTTTGTCACTCTCGTCATCTCCTTCGTGGTACCCATATTCACTTTTCAAAGACCCGACTAATCAAAGTGCCGCGGCGTGGTTATAACGTGTTATTGTATTTGTGATTCGCTGCTTGAAAACGAGCGCATAAACGAGTAGAAGTCGCGTTCGGATACACCAAGGGCTTCAGCAAGTTTGATCATTGTGTCGTGAGATGGTTTTCTAACGCCTCGTTCTAAGTGGAAGATATAGCTTTCACTAACGCCGACTTTTGCGGCCAGTTCAGTTCTG